GTATGGGTGTACTAAGCATTGACGATATCTTAGCACTTGAGGATATGAACCCGCTGGACAACGGGCAAGGAGCAGCAAGGCTTGTCCCGATGAACATGACAACTCTTGAGAGGGCGATAAGCGGCGAGAATATGAAGAAACCTGATAACAAGGTAGTAGCATGAACGAATTATTCTGGGCAGTGGCCCTGCATGTTTTCAACAAGATTGAAACTGCTCATATCGAAGCGATAAAGACCGCTATTTCGCCTATACCTGAAGGAAGTCAGATCCTAGCTGGTTTCGGAAAACCTGAAATCATGCGCAAGCAGGACAATATCGCTATTATCGACGTTAACGGGTTGATGATGCGTAACCCTGGATTTTTTGAGCAGGTATTCATGGGCGCGACAGACACAAATGCGATTCTTGCGGCGGTTAATGCGGCTGGCAATGATTCGGGCGTTGATAAGGTGTTGCTTAACATCAATTCTCCGGGCGGGGCTGTTTCAGGTACTTCAGAGCTTGGTGATGCGGTTGCAGCGGTTAACGCAGTGAAGCCGGTCGATGCGTATACGTCCGACATTTGCGCATCAGCGGCCTACTGGGTCGCTTCGCAGGCCAGGAAAATCTATGCCAACCCATCCGCCATTGTCGGAAGTATCGGCGTGAGGATGGCGCTTTATGACACATCAAAAGCCTATGAGCAGGCAGGAATAAAAGCAATTCCGATTGACAGTGGAAAATTCAAATCGGTAGGTGCCCCCGGGACGGAGATAAGCGCCGAGCAAATCCAGATGTTCCAGGATATCGTTACAGAGCATTTTGGCCGGTTTGCTTCAGCGGTCAAGACCGGGCGCGGGATGAGCGACAACAAATTTAAAGCAGTGGAGGACGCTCAAATCCTGTCAGCCGATAAGGCAAAATCAGCAGGATTGATTGATAGTGTGGCGACATTTTCAGACGTAATGAAAAGCCTTTTGAGGAAGCCGACAGGCCGAGCGACAGGCTCAAGCCGAGCAAGGCTGGAACTATTAAGAAATTAACGCTGCCGGTGCAGCAATTTTCAACAACAAAAACATAACGAAATATGTTGAAGGCAAAACTCAAGGAAACATTAGCATCGGCGCAGGCTCTGCTTGATAAGGTCGATTCCACGGGCGGAGTAATGACCGCAGAACAGCAGACGGAATTTGAGGGCTATTCAGCCTCAATAACCAGCCTGAAAGCGCAGATCGCAGCCCGAGAAGGGTTTTCCGGGCAGGTCGCAAGCCTAAATACCGGAACTGGCCGATCTGGACAGGCGCCTGATATCGTTGTTGGCAGAGACCGAATCGAAAACGATCCGAAATGCGGTTTTCAGAATATGGCTGATTTTGCGACAGCCGTAAAACAGGTTTACCATCCCGCCGAGTCTGTAGTTGACGACCGCATCCGCTTTCTTGCGGCTCCATCTGGTCAGATGATCGGACGAGGCTCAAACGAAGGCATTGCAATGCCCTCAGAGTTCCGTGAGGCCGTTATCAACGTAATGACCGGCAGCGAGACTGATTTCGATGTGGTGAGCTTGCTTCCTCCAGAGCCGACGAGCAAAAACGCCGTTGATATCCTGACCGACGAAACCACCCCATGGGGCACGACCGGAATCCAGGCGTACTACGCAGCAGAAGATGCTCAGTTGACCGCATCTAAGATCGCGACGACAGGAGCGACTTTGCCAACACATCAGTGCCACGTTTTTGTTCTTGCCGGTGAAAACCTCATCGAAGATTACGCGAGGCTTTCAAGCCGTCTAACAGTCGGAGCTGGGCAGGCGCTACGATACAAAACCTCAGAATCGGTATTTGTTGGTAACGGAATCGGCCGCCCTCTTGGCTTCACAAAAGCAAAAAGCTTGATTTCGGTTGCCAAGGACACAAACCAGACGGCAAAAACCATCACATCCGACAACATCCTGAACATGTATTCCCGTATCCAGAACCCAAACAGAGGTTTCTGGATGATTAACCGTGACGCATTGCCGCAGATTGTGAAACTGACAATGAATAGCGGCACGACTCCAGTATGGTCGCCACTGAACGAAGGTTTTAAGTTCAAACCAAACGGTACCATTCTTGGTTTGCCGTTCTACATCTCGGCGTTCTGCGAAACCGTAGGCACAAAGGGTGACATCTTCCTGGTTGACCCTTCCGGGTATCTCCACATAGAGAAAACCGGCGGGGTAAAGTTTGCATCTTCAATGCACCTTTACTTTGACTACAACCTGGAGGCATTCCGGTACACCTACAGGCACGGTGGGCAGCCAATCCTTTCAGCCGCTATTTCGCCGAAGAATGGATCCTCAACAACGAGCCATATCGTGACACTGGATACGAGAGCATAGACAAAAGGAACGGGGCAGGATGTCCTGCCCCATAACTTTATGAAAATCGAAAATCAAAAATTATGAGCACTGTAAAAGCAAAACCCTCAGACATGATCGCGCTTTGCGGCGTTATCGCCCCTCAGTCAAATGCGGCAGCAGCAACAAAGACAAGCAACTACATTGATATGAGCTTGTTTGAATCGCTCCTTGCGATAATCAATGTCGGAGCAGTAACAGCAACCGGCCTCGTTGATGCAAAATTGGTTCAGGCAAAAGACTCAAGCGGGACGGACAAAAAAGACATCACAGGGAAAGCGGTAACCCAAATGGCAACCTCCAGCAAGCAATCGGAAATAAACGTTTTCAGCGAGCAGTTGGATGGTACAAACGGGTTTTCGTATGTGGCGCTGGAGATTACCAACACGACAGCAGCAGCTCTTGTGAGCGCGTCGCTTGTTGGGGTTAACCCGCGTTATCTGCCTGCAAGCAGCAATGATGTGTCGAGTGTTGTTGAGATCGTTTAATGAATAGTCCTCGGGCGGGTTTATCTCCGTTTTCCTGCCCGAAATTGGCATGTAGCTTAAATGGTTAAAGCAGCGGCGTTTGAGCCGTGAATCTGGGTTCGACTCCCAGCTTGCCGACAAAATAAAAAGCAATTATGAAAGCACTGCAACGCATAACAGCACCGACCGCTCAGCCGGTCACTCTCGCAGAAGTTAAAGCATCGGGGCGGATAACGCACAGCTATCAAGACGATATGCTTTCGAGCTTGATTCTTGCGGCAGTCGATGCTGTTGAAGAGTATTGCAACCGGGCACTGATTACACAGACATGGAAAATCACGCGAGACGACATAGATGATGAGGATGACGGAATTTTACCACGGCCTCCGCTTCAGAGCGTTTCGAGCGTGAAATATATTGACAGTACAGGCATTCAGCAGACCACAGACAGCAGCATTTACCAAGTAGACACCGCAAGTGAGCCCGGAAATATTTCTTTGCTTCCCGGCCAGATGTGGGCAGCGACAGCCTACGGGTACAAAAACACTTGGGAAATTACCTTTGTGGCCGGTTATGGTGCGACTTCTGCGAGTGTTCCGGAAAAAATCAGGCAGTCTATAATTGCATTGGTGGTGCACTGGCTTGATAAGGGAATGGGAGAGCTTATACCCGGCGGGATCAAAAGGGCACTCGACAATTACAAGGTGCAGTATGAGCTATAAAGCATCAAGTAGTGGCGAATATGACCGCTATATCCAGATCAAGAGTAAAGCGCGCGCTCAAAACGAGTTTGGAGAGGAAACGATAACGCTGGTTCTGTTTGCTGAAGCTTGGGCAAAGAAGCGGTCAAACGCAGGGAAAGAGTTCTACGCTGGAGCAGCAGGCAAGGACGGCAGCAAGATAGCGGAAGAAATCATGATGTACACTTTTCGATACTTGCCCGGCATAACTCACGACATGGTGATTATTGACGGTTCAGAACAATTTGATATTACAAGGATTTCAGAGCTTGGGCGGCAAGTTGAGACGCAGGTAATCGCAAAAACAAGCGCACTATGAGCATTACAGAGCCTTCAGCGGCATTACGGGCGCGATTGGTAGCTTATACCGGTCTAACGGCACTTATCGCAACCAGAGTCTTTCCACAGGCATTGCCGCAAGGCACACTCAAGCCTTGTCTGTACTATGAGCAGGCCGACACAGAAACACTGCCGGCAATGGGGACGGATGATGGTTTGGAGTCGAGCTATTTTGAAATAACGGTAGTGGCGGACAGTTACGCATCAATGGTAGCGACAAGGCGACAAGTCAGAAAAGCTGTACAGAGATGGCGAGGAACAAATGACGGGTTCACGATTCACGATTGCTTCGTTGATGGCACGGATGAAGCTTACTCAGATCAATCGTCGGAGTATATAGGCGGCGTACAAATAAAACTCATACATCAAACGACATGAGCAAACAGATATTATCAGATCAAAGAATTTTCATGGATGGCTATGAATTGACAACTCAAAGCAATTCCGTCAAAATAGAAGCGACAAAAGAGATTAAGGACGTTACGTCTTTTGGTAGCACTTGGAAGCAGTCAACAGGAGGGATGAAAGACTTTTCATGCGGTATCGGCGGACACATGGAGATTGACGATGCAGCAGCAGCTATGTTCGCACTGCAAAATGGCGCAAATTTTATTTTGAGCGTGACGCAGGGCGAAGCAACCGACGGGAGTGTAAGCTATTTCATGCGTGCGGTTGAGTCAAGCTTGGCGCTTATGGGCCAGGTCGGTGAGGTCGCTCCATTCCAGCTTGGAGCAAGCGGATCATCGATCATGGCGAATGGGTTGATAGCGGTATCACCAGCGGCAGCGATAACCGCGACAGGTACAGGTGCAGTTCTCAACTTTGCCGGGTCGGCATCGGGCAGTAAACTGAAGATCGCTTATCACGTCGTTTCAGTTTCTGGCACGTTGCCAACGCTTGTTCTGACAACAAAAAGTTCTGCCGTTGTAGGGATGACAACACCGACAACGCTTCACACGTCCGCATCATATACCGCCGTCGGGGCCGAATATGCGGAGGTTACGCTCGCATCGGCAAACACATATTTCAGGACTGACTTCACGGTTACAGGGACAAACCCAAGCTTCACGGTTCTCGTTTCAATTTCAGTAATCTAAACAAAAGAAAAAATGGCAAAATTTGTAATTACCGATGCGTCGGTTGTCTTGACCGTTAGCGCAACGCCTTATACGCTTTCAGATCACCTTGAGAGTGTAACTATCGATACAAAAAAAGACACTCCCGAAACAACCGCTATGGGTGCTTCTTGGCGGGAAAGAATTTCTGGGCTGAAGGACTATTCCATCACACTGAACATGCACCAAGACTTTGCAGCGTCTTCGGTTGATGCGGCCATTTATGCAGCATTCAACGCAGCGTCAGCGACAATTGTTATCAAGCCAACAAGTGCAGCCGTTAGCGCAACAAACCCAAGCTTCACCGGAACTGTCATTTGCCCGACATACACGCCCATTTCTGGTAACGTTGGTGACGTATCGAAAATGTCCGTCACGCTTCAAGGCTCAGGTGCAATCGTAAGAGCAACAGCATAATTTTTCATTAATCATTAAATCGGCACAAATGGGCAACTTTGAACAGGTCACAATCAAATACAGAGATGGCGAAATCGTCATTCAAGAAGTTCCGGCGTCGTTCGCGGGTGAGGTATTCGAGAAACTTGACGAAATGCGGGAATCTGGCGTAAAAGAACGCATTGTGAATGAGACGTTTGTCGCTCTATGGTGCGCGGAAAGCGTGGTATCAGAAACGGGACAAGAACCGCTATCGTCAGAAGAAAAAGAAAGAATCAGGGATCTTCGTCCGAAGCGCTGGTTTGATGCTGTATGGCCGGAGGTTGACAAGCTCAATCTTTTGACAAAACCAGAGAAAGACGAAGCAGAAAAAAACTCCGACGAGGTGGAGCCTATCAGCTCTACCTCTACAGACTCAGCCGAGATCTCGGATATCCAAGTTTAAGGCGTATGCTCCGCGAGTTGAGTAGTGCCGAGCTCGCGGAGCATCTTATTTTCGGGAAGCTTGAAAATGAGGACGAGGCACAGACTGCACGGAAGCGGGAAGAGATAAGACTTGCTGAAGAGGCGATAACGGGCGTTAAAAAAAGGAAATCGAGAAATGGGCGCTAATTCCGGAATCAGTATAAACGTTTCAGGGATGAGCGGAGTCATGGAGGATTTCGCGCGTTTCGGCGATGAGATTCAGCGAAAAACACTTGATGTTGCGGGGAGAAAAGGCGCGGAAGTGATGAAGAAAGCAACAATCCGTAACGCGCCAGACTCCGGCATTGATCGTTCAAAATTCGGAAAAGTCGCCGTGCAGAAAGACGGGACGATCGGAATAAAGTATGAGTACCAGCGCAAGCATTTAAGGCAACAAATCAACATCCAGAAAGTCAAAGACAAGGCGGGAAATCCAAAATATTTGATTCGTGTCGGCGATGCGTACTGGGCTAATTTCCTTGAAAAAGGGACTATTGAAAGAAAAGGACGAGGGAAAATCAGCAAAGAAAAAACAAGGTTTCTGGGCCGGACTGTTGACCAGGTAGAGAATGAAGTCGTATCTATTTTTGAGCGTGAATTGGATATCGCACTAAGCAAATACAGATAAATAATGGCAAAGACAGTATACATCGGCGTAGCGTTCGATACGAAACAGCTTGTAACGGGCGCGGATATTGCAACGCAAACGATTAAGCGGTTTGGGGTTGTTGTAAACGATGCGTCTGGCAATGTCAGGAATTCAAGCGTCCCCGCTCTTGATGCTTACACCAAAGCGACTATCAACGCCGAAAAAGCGATGCGGCAGACGACAAGCGCAGTAGTTCCACTCAAAGTCGCAAAGGCAGAGCTTACTAAGCAGACGCAAGCCCTTCAAGCCGCAATGCGGGCGCAGGTCACGACAGAGGCCGGGATGCAGGCACAAGCAAAAGCTATAGCTGCAGCGACAAGAGACCAAGCCGCAGCGCAAAAGCTTTATGATCAAAGCTTGAGAGATTCCGGCAAGTCAATAAACGAGCATAGTTTCAGTTTAGGCGGCCTCGCAAAAGGCGCTCTGGCTGCGGGAGCAGCTTACCTCTCCTTCCATGCCGTGCTCGGGGTCGGAAGGAGCTTGATCGATATCTCCGACAAATACACGATGCTGGAAGGTAGGCTCAAACTTGTAACTTCCGGAAGCGCCGAACTCGCATCGGTTCAGGCATCACTTTTTGATATATCGCAAAAGACGCGCGTAAGCACTCAGGATACATCCAACCTCTACATAAAACTTGCGCAGAGCACGCAGGGCCTCGGAATTTCACAAAAGCAGCTCCTCAGCTTCACGGAGTCGCTGAATAAGGCTTTAGTTGTTTCTGGAGCATCGACAGAAGAAGGGGCAAACGCCATGCGGCAGTTTGGCCAGTCTTTGGCTGGTGGTATCATGCGCGGTGAAGAATATAATTCTGTGATGGAGAGCACGCCACGGGTCATGAAGATGATCGAGGATGGGCTTGGCATGACGCGCGGAGAGATGCGCAAATTCATGCTTGATGGCAAGCTTACTACTGAGATGCTTGTCGAGGGTCTTGCGAAGGGGGCGGCGAAGGTCGATGAAGAGTTCGCCGGAATGGGAACGACCGTCGGGCAAGCCATGACAGAACTGAAAAACGCTTATGAGAGCGTGATTAACGATGCGAACAAAGCGTCGGGAGGAACCGCTTCGCTCGCGGGGTCAATTGAGAGTTTAGCGCGGACGGTTGAACAAAACAAAGGCGGAATTATATCAGCGTTCGAGGCAATTGCTAACAGCATAGGGTGGGCTGTTGACCGGTTCGCGGCATTCGGAAACGCATACAAACTAAATCAGCTTTATCAGACCGGTAAAATATCTCTTTGGGATTATGCGACGGCCGGGCCAGACAAGGCAAAACAATTTATCGCAAAGCAAGGATCCCCGGGTAATACTGTAGGCGACGAAACCGGGATGCAGATGGCTATAGCTGCACGGGCCGCAGCACCTGCAATCAAAGAGGTTACCAAAGCAATACATGCCCATACAGCAGCAGCGCAAAATCACACAAAAGCATCCTCAAGCGGGGCAACCGCAGCATCAAAAGCAGCATCTGCAGCGGAGAAGCAAGCAAAGGAAACAGACCGACTCCGGGAAAAATACGAGGATATCATAGCAAAAACATCCCCAGTAGCAAAACTGCAAGAGGAGTACGCCGACAAACTCGCAACCGTCGCGAAGGCGCACAAAGAACTTAACATATCGCTCGAAAAGCAGACGGAAGATCTCGCGTTGCTCGCGAAACAGCACGAAGATTCGCTGAAAAAGCCGTTCGAGCAGATAGCAAAACAGTTTGAGAAAAAAACCGCTCTTGATGAGTACACATCAGCCCTCTCAAAGATCAATGATAACCTCGCTGATGCAGCAAAAGGCGAAAAAGACCGAGCCGTCCAGATAAAAGCGGCTGAAGAAGCTACGGTAGCGGTTGTGGCTGCGATGCAAGAGGAGCTTAAGCAAAAAGGGATAAGCGTAAGGATCACAAAGCAGAACGCTTCAGAGATCGACAAAGCGTATACTCAGCACGAAGCGTCTGTCAGGTCAATAAGCGACGTTCTGCAAAGCACTGGTAATACGGCGGGGCTATCTTCTGGCTTCATCAGCAACATGACAGACGCTCTTGATGAGTTCAATAAAGGCGCTGCGCTCGGCGGCAAAACCATCAAGGGTCTTGCATCAGCAATGCAAGCTATCGGTTCACAGTTTGGCGGTCAGGTTGGAGAGGCTCTTGTGGGTATGGGTGTCGGGTTGAAAGTGTTGACTACTGAGCTTGATACGTCAGGTATGACAGGCGAACAAGCGCAGAGGGTAAAGGACTTGCAGCAGGTCAGCGGATATACCGCAATTGCTAACAACTTTGGAAATTTGATTGGTGGTAACGCGGGCAAATCAATTTCAGGCGCATCATCGGGTGCCAGTATGGGCGCGGCAATAGGCAGCATAATCCCTGGCGTTGGAACAATTGCAGGAGCCGTTGTTGGTGGAATCGGTGGTTTGTTTGGCTCGCTTTTTGGCGGGCCGTCTAAAGAAGACATTGCTCTCGCTCAACAGAAATCGCAGACAGGAAGCCAGAGACTCGCTACCCTTGCCGGATCAGGAAGCAAGGGAGCGCAAGATATATATGCGCAGCTTGAATACAATCCTGATAAAATCACTTCGTATTTTTACGCGAAGGAAAATAATTACAACGAATCTATACTCAAAAACCTTGAGAATCTGCAAAAAATCAGCGATGCTGTAAACTCTTTTGCAAGCCCGACTATAGCAAAAACGTTGAATGAAATCGACTTTAGATACAAAAGTTTGGCGGTAACAATCGGTGACACTGCTGATCTTCAGCTCGCTAAACAAAATGAATTGATTGTTGCTTTGACTGGAATATCGGCTGATTCGGTGTCGGCTATTCTTGAAAGCGTTGTCACTTCTGTGGACGCGTCAGATGTCGGCGCCGCATTCTCTGCAAAATTAACCGAAGCTATAGCTACAAGTATTCGGCAAATGGAGATAACCACTTTTATATCATCAGCGGTTATGCCTGCACTGCAACCTATCATGGGGGTTTTGGCCACACAGTTGGCGTCCGGACAAGATACTTCCGGTAGTTTTGCGAATATAAATTCAGTGTTAAATAATCTTACACCGTCGATAACTTCTTTTGCAAACAGTTTGACTGCGCAGGGGATTGCTGGATATACAGCAACGAAAGCGGCAAATGACTACGCCGCAGCAACAAAAGAGCGGTACGGATTAGAAACTCAATTGCTCACATTACAGGGCGATACTGCCGCGCTGAGAGCAAGAGAATTGGTGCTAATTGCCCCGTCAAACAGAGCAATCCAAGAGCAGATTTGGGCAATGCAAGATCAAGCGCAAGCGGCTACAGATTCAGCAAACGCTTTGAAATCAGTAAGTGCGAGCCTTAATAATCTTGTTGATGCTGGTGCGAAACTTGAGTCTTACAGAATGACGCTGTTTGCAGGAAGCGCGAACTCTATGGTAAGTCTACAAGTTCAAAAGGACTTGATTTCACAACTCGCAGTAAAAGCGTTAAGTTCAGATTACAACACTCGGCTATCAGCGATTAACGATCTCCAATCGTCCGTGGGTAGCGCAGTATCATCGGCGAAAAATTATTACGCCGACCCGATGGAGCTGAACAGAGAGATTTCCAGGCAGTCTAACCTGTTAGCTGAAGTTGTGTCCAAACAAAAAGAGGTTACGTTAGCTGACTTGAAAGAGTCAGTAGACGCATTGAATGAAACAATAACGACTGTGGTTGGTAATGGTAACGCAACTGCTGAGGATATCAAAACAATTCTTAAGGACTTTCAAATTGACGGTGTAATGATAACGACATGAGACTGACAATACCGGAAAAAATATCGTCGTCGGATATTATATCAAATACCGCTACCAATACGGTGGCAGCTTACAATAGCGGCACCACTTACAGCGTTGGTAATATTTGTTACGAGGGTGACTATGTTTATGAATCTGCTAAAAATAGCAACACAGGAAAAACGCCGCACTTGTACGCGGGAGGTGTTGTTGTAAATTCCGATTGGCTTGAGGAGGGTTATACGGCAATAGCTGACCCTTATTGGATTAATATGAGAAAAATTAATCCGTTAGCGATGTTTGATAGCTATCTATACACTCAGACAACAAAAACGGGCGCGGGTAGCGTGTCGATATATCTAAAATATTCAAAAGCCAATTGCAACGGAATATATTTTTTAAACATCGACGCTACGAGCGTCAATATAGTTCTGAAAGATTCGATCGCGATTGAATTGAAATCAATCTCTGTCGATTTGTTTTATAATCTCGATTTGACATTAGATGAGTATGATTGGTGTTGGTCTCCTGTGCCATCACAGCTGAGCGATATTTACATAGACTTCGGGATTCCCCTGTCGGCAACGGACACCGTAGAAATCACGGCAACAGGAACATCTAATGTCGCAATAGGCAAAATCGTGACAGGTTATGCTCATGAGATGGGTGTTACTCAGTGGGGTTACACTACAGGGATTTTAGATTATTCAAAAACAACGCCTGACGATTATGGCGAAGCTTCATTGCGAGAGGGGCGGTACGCAAAAACCATTCAAGCGGTATGTGTAATAAATATCGCCGATATTGATCCTATTTGGAGTAAATTAGTTGCTGTAAGGGCTAAAAATATAATTGTAGATTTTAACCCAACAGGAACAAACTACTCACATTTGATACATTTTGGCTTAGCCAAAGAATGTAAGCAATCAGCAATCAGTTATAACGACACGAAATTGTCGTTAACTATAAACGGAGCAATATAAATGCCAATGACACCGATTACAAACACTCCGCCAATCAATCCTGACCGCACAGACAGGACGACATTTTCGGCGCGAATGGCCGCTATGTGGGCATGGTGTACCAGTTTTTTTGGCACATCGAGCACAATGGCGACTTTCATCACTGAAGCCAACGCTTTGCAGGTTGATGTTAATGCAAAGCAGATATCAAGTGCTGAATCCGCTTCTACAGCGACGTTAAAGGCGCAAGAGTCAGCGGCATCGGCTCAAGCATCAGCATCGTCGTCAAACACTGATGCCTGGGTGAGTGGCACGACCTACTCTAAAGGAGTTTGTGTATTCTCCCCAATAACCTTTCAAACTTTCCGTAGGAAGGCAGCAGGAGCAGGCACAACAGACCCGTCAGCCGACACGACGAACTGGCAGAGTGTATCGCAGGCTGTGCTGGAAAGCGGAGTAAACATCAAAACTGTCGGTGGCATTACACTTCTCGGAAGCGGCGACATCGCTCTTGGGTACCGCGCTTTCCAGAAATCGGATTATACACAGGCATGGATTGGCAAGACGGGCGATTTCACTATCGCCGTAACGTCGGATGCGTGGGTTGACGTTGACGGTATATGGACGACTATCGCAAGCGGAACTACAGCAACTATGCCGGGCTCTCCGGTGGCCGGAACGGATTATGCTCTTTGGGTCAAAGCTGGAGGAGTGCTTGAAGTCACTAACAGTCTCACTTCTCCGCCGGTGACGGGGGCTCGCCTTGTTGGCGGGTTTCATTATGCTCCCGGCGGGAATGCCACAGGGGTTGCAGGCGGTAGTAGCACGCCTGCAATTAATGAATACAGTGCGTGGGATTTGAAGTGGCGACCAAGCAGTTCTGACGCGCGAGGTCAGGCACTGGTGGCTGGAAATTTTTGGTGTGATATCTACACCACAGGGGTTGACCATATCGCGAATGGGACGTCAAAGTATAACGTCACCATTGCGGACGGTTCTAACCCTCCAAAGATTCCAATCGCATTTGGCGGCAACGGCTCTTACGCTTACAGTTCTTACAACTGGTGGGAAGCGGCAGAGGTTTTGCTCTCTCACGGCAAGCGCCTGCCGACCTGTACGGAGTTTTGCGCTCTTGCTTATGGCGTTACAGAGGGAACATCACGGGGCAGTGATCCTGTAACAACTGGCCTTGACGCGGCGCGGACATCAAAGTGGGGTGCGATGCAAGCGACGGGGAACATGTATATCTGGGGCGCCGATCTTGGTGGGCCTTATGCGGCTGCTCCGTGGGTAGCGACTCCCGGCGCAATAGGATCTACTTATAATCTTCCAAACGCCGTTCGCTTCGGGGGCGCCTGGTTCGAGGGAGCGAACTCCGGTTCTCGGAATTCTGACTGGAACAACGCGCCATCGGTCTCGTACAGCACCATCGGTTCTCGCGGCGTCAGTGACCACCTGAAACTTGTATAAGGCGAGCGAAAGCTCGGCTGAATTAAATGGAATATGGAACCAGTAAAGGAAGCACAAGTATGTACAGAGCAAATGGCCATAATGGAGAGGTACGAGCGAGTAATCGCGTACCTCTACCCGATCGTTCAATCAGTGCCGAGGAAGCGTTGTGGCTTGGTCACGCGCGATGGGCAGATACACATAACCTTATAAACTGGATGGAGAACACTTATGGCTACAATCATCAATTCGCGCGCTGATCTTGATGCAATAAAGGGCACGGCAGAATACTACGAATTCATTTCTTACTTGCAAGGAACAATGTTGAGGAAGGAGAACGTCGCGGCTTATCCTGAAAATTACAATCGTCCCGGTTATGAAGGCCCTGAAATTGAACCTGTGTGGGTCGAGATTGAGGATTTATCAACTATCTCGGCGTTTGGGTTCACGGCGGATGAGGTAAACGCAATTAAACCCAACTCGTAATGGAAAATATAATTTCAAAAATAAACGCAATTATATCAAAGATTCTACCTTTAGACAAATGCCATCACTTTATCACGGGATTGTTGTTATTTACAGTTCTGCAACTATTATTTTCAGTTATATTGTCATTTGTTCTTGTTGCAAGTGTTGCGACTATCAAAGAACTGTATGACTTGAAAAATAAAGCTACGCACACGCCTGATATGTGGGATGCTGTCGCTACTATGTCAGGAGCTTTGATTGGGGTAATTTGTGCTATTTAAAATAAATTTCATTCACGCCAGAACGAGTTATAATGATGCTCACGATTCTTGCAGAGCCGCTTAAAAACAGCGAAATTGTCACGATTTCGCTATGGCTTTTCGGCGCCATAGGAGCATCTTTTTTATGGCTTGCCAAAAACTGGTTTGACACTCAACAGCGGCACCAAGAGGGGCAGATCAGCGCTTTGATCGAGCGCTTTCAGTCAAATGAGAAAGCTATTGAGATAGGGCTTGAAAAAGTAAGCAATACTTTGGAACATGGATTTAGCGTGGCTTTTGGCCGAATTGATGCGCTTGAGAAATTTAAAGCCAAGATTGAAACGCTCCATACAATCAACCATAAACAAGATTTACAATGACTGATATGAAAACGAGTAAAAAAGGGATTGAACTTATCAAGAAGTTCGAGGGGATGAGATTGGCAGCTTACTATTGCCCGGCACACAAACTCACAATCGGCTACGGACACACCGGAAAGGATGTCCATGACGGGATGAAAATCACCGCCGAAGAGGCTGAGCTGCTTTTAAAAAAAGATTGCGAGCGATTTGAAAAGGGCGTAAACGAAATGGTTCACGTATCGCTTGAACAGCATCAATTCGATGCGTTAGTATCCTTTACTTACAACCTCGGCTTAGGAAACCTTAAAGCCTCAACCTTACTCAAAAAGATCAATATCGGAGACAACGCGGGCGCTCTCACTGAATTCCCGAAATGGAATAAGGCAAATGGACGGGTGTTGGAAGGGTTGGTAAGGCGCAGGGAAGCGGAGCAAGAACTTTTTTACAGGGGATAATATGCCAAAAATCGACCTCACAAAGATCGTAGCATGGTTGTACGGGCGACGCTCCGAGTGGTCCACTTTACGGGGCATCGTGAGTATCGGCGTAGCTGTATCGCTCATTGTCAACCCGGACGGATATATCGCAGCCTTGGCTGCTGGAAGCGGTATGATCGGGCTTATCAACACATTGAGAGACGAAGGGAAAAATGATAAACTTTAAAAATATTGACTGGGTCAAAACCGTCGCTCTGATCGCGATAGTTCTTTTTGCTCTGTCATGGCAGCAAGGGAGGCGGCAAGACAAGACCGACACTGCGCAGCTTATCAACGCACTGCGGGACACGGTAAAAGTGAGTATCGACAAGTATGGCGACAAGGTGAGCCAGATTTCGCAGATTCGCACGGACAAGCCTCAGACGTTCCTCACGATCAAGAGTGGCGATGCGGAAATTCAGCGCCTGCAAGCCGAGGTCAAAAAGTACAAGAGCCAGATCAAGCAGAACGGCTCCGTAACGGTCTTCTCCTCTTCGGTGGCTGTTGATACCACTTTTGCGGCAAGCGTTAAGCCTGATGGTAGCGTGATAGGTCAGGCGGGTGATGAGTGGTATTCTGTGCGGGTTGGGGATGGGCGCGTGAAGCTTGGCGTTAAAAACCGCTACACGGTCGCTCTGGTTGAAGAGGACGGGCAGGGCGTTGTGAAGATTAAAAACGAGAACCCGCACAGCACCGAGGGAGAGATCAGGACGTATACACCACTTCCGAAGCAAACAAAGCGGTGGGGGGCTGGGCCTTACGCGGGGATTGACGCAACCGGAAAGTTTTCAGCCGGCGCTGCTGTTTCGTGGCATCTTATTGAGTGGTAGTCGGTTAAGTTTTTCCCCGCTCCTCAAACACCTTTCAGCCGCCTGGATCCAGGCAAAGGAAGATCTGATTAACCGTGTCGGACACGGGGAAGGTTAAGCGGGAGTATCTTTTGTGGTCATACCTGCATGGCCTTATCATCCATCGATCGCAGTAATCCCGGTATTAAGTTAGCGGTTTGCGTCTGTTAAAGGCTCTGATAAAGCCGCCACAGAAAAAGCTCGGATTAACGTCCGGGCTTTTTTATTGCTTGACCGTTGTGTGATAAATTACTGTAAAACGTTTCAGCATAACGAATAATTGCTTGATGGTACCCATGCTCCTGAAATCTGCACCAGCAACACCATTTCGTTGACGTCGCCGATATGATAGTTTTAGCGAAAAAAAGATGGCCGGTCTCTTTTTTTTTGCGCGTTGTGATTATTTTTATTGTTTTTTCGATTATTTTTATTAAATTGATCTCAGTAACAAAAAAGGAGGCAAAATGGTAAGTGAAAAGTGCATTGAAGATGCGCTCAGAGAGATCGGGGACATTGTAATGCGTGGTAGTTATGACCTTATCACGCTGACATCTGCGGGCAAAGAGTGTGGGATGACGGCAACAAAGATGGCGGCGTTGGCAAAGTCAAAGTCGCCACCATTCAACACGCGGATTTGTGTCGGAAGCGGCCGAGTGATCGGCGTCATTGTTGATGAAAAGTGGAGACATTTCAAAAAACTCAAAAAAGGCGAAAATGAAAACGAGTGAATTTATGAGGGCGGTGTCGGCATTGCTCATTGTAGTGCTCTTCGGCGCTTGTGTAGCGGACAAAGTAAACGATATCGGCGCGGTCATCGGGTTGGCAGTGTCCAGCGTGTGGCTGGCGTGCGAGGTGGCTTATGTTATTTGGATGACAGGCGGGGAGGTGGCGGCATGAATGAAGCTCAGATTGAAAAGTACCAGGCCGGAAACAAGAGCTTTGGTTTGGTTGGGTCGGCGCCGCTTAATCAGATAACGGAACTTGCTAATCGAATCGTTGTCCTGGAATACGCAGTGATCGACAAAGACAAGCGTATTGCAGAGCTGGAGGTGCAGGTACCGAAGGTGGTCGCGCCTCATAATGCTGAAAACGCCGCATGGCTCGCGTGGTGGAGGTGCGATTGTGGGGACATCGTCCTTTTTGACGCAAAATATTGCCAGGAGTGTGGCGCAAAACTGGACTGGACGGAGGTGAATCATGAGTAGCGCTCAAAAACTCTACAATATGGGCGTGATATCGCTTGAGGAGTGCTGCGCCCGCTTGATACTGATACGATCTATGCCCGTACAGAGGATGACGCCACCGAGGTTTGTAAAGCTTGATGGCGGAATGGGAGATGAAAGCGCCCTCTTGCAAAAGATCAGATCGTTCCCGCTACAGGCACAAAAGATAGGTTCAGCAAACCTTCGCATCAGATCGGTAAGGGGTGGTTTCTCAGTGTCATACCACAACCGGTCAGCAGGGAAGCAATTCTGCTATCCCGGACGATTTGAAAGCCAGACGGCGGCGGTGGCGGGTGTAAAGTACATGGTCTACGCTATCAACAATGAGATCGAACGAAGGGCAAAAAAAAAAGCTCCCAGCGCGAACTGAGAGCCAGAATCCAACAACCAACAACAAGACAAGGTAATAAAATTATGTCAATATCACTGGATGAAATGGAACGGTCAATGTCTGCGCTTAAAGAACTACTGGCAGAGCAATCGAGAACGCTGAATGAGATGCGCAAGCAAGAGCAAGAAAAGAAAAAACGAGGCAGTGACCAGTCATTTGACGAGGGGGATATAAAAGTGAGATTCCGGAAGGATGACAACTCATGGGTTTTTTATCAGGCGGGATATGGGTGTGTAGGTCGCGCAAAGGACGGTAACTGGATGTATTTGTTTCAGCTTGTAGGGGCGAATAAGCGGGATTCGGTGTTGCGGATAGCAAAGCGGCTTGATGATATGTCTAAAGCGATTTTTGATGCCGGAAAAAAATCATAACTAAACCGAAAATAAAAATGAAACAAATCAAAATACGGGATTTATGGTGCGTCAATTTCAAGGCGCTCCGAAACTTCCAACTTTCTCCGGACGGGCAGAGCATCAGTGTTTACGGGCGCAACGGTACAGGAAAAAGCACGCTCGCTCTGGCTATGAGCTGGTTGTTGTTTGGGTCAAATGTCGCAGGTGAGAGCAAATTTGAAGTCAGGAGCACGGACGCCGAGGGCGTGGTTATTCTTGACTTGGAAACGTCGGTCAGTGTCGCTCTTGATGTTGACGGTATCACCTACCGGCTCTGCAAGTCGCTTATCTGGAAAAAGAATCGGAAGGGGGAGGCTACTGGCAACGACTATATCTATAGTGTCAATGATGATGTGGTTTCCGCAACAATCTTTTCTTCGACTGTTGCGGAAATCTGCAAGGAAAGCGCATTCAAAGCCCTCACGAACATTTCCTACATCGAAACCCTGCACTGGCAGGACATGCGGAAGCTTGTGATCAAGGCGGTCGCAGTTGACGCGGATTTAGAAGTTATGGAGAGTATCGGCGGATATGAAGAGCTAATCGCCGTACTCAACGGGCAAGATGCTGCATTCCGGCACGACGCGCTGAAAAAGAAGAGGGTAGAGCTTGAGGTCACATTGAAATCTATAGGCGGAAAGATCGAGGAGGCGGGACAGAATATGCCTGCTGATGCTTCTTGTATCGCTCCGCAGCAAGGCGGCATGTTTTCAGAGCTTGGGCCGAAGCTTACACTCTTGCAGAACAAGAGGGCCGGGATACTGGCAGGCGGAACAAATGATCTGCAACAGAAGATCATGACGATCAAAGAAGAGATGCTTAGGCTTGAGAATGCCTACAGCCAATCGGCAGTGGTCGCTCAGCTCAAGAAAAACGGACACGAAAACAACGCGGTTGTAGCATCTGCGCGAGTCAAGGCTATCAGTCAACAGATCGAAGCTCAAAAGCTCACGGTTTCCCAATGCGCAGATACTGCCACAAGCCTCAAGGCGCGACATATCGCCATTAATGCGGAAGCCATGCCTGTTGGGGTCTGCAACATGGGGATGGCGGCGGAAGATCATTTTGACTACGACGTAGAAAAAGCGCGGGCGGCGTTTAATGTATCGAAAGCTGATCGACTCAAGGCGCTGATGAGCGAGGGTGCGACGAACAAGGCGAGGCGAGAAAATGCGGAGTCAGAAATTTCAGCCATCACTGAAAAGATGATTGAGCAGGAAGCACTTGCTCAGGTTGAGACGCAAAATGCTGCCGATGTAGTGATACCCGAAAAACCTGATCACGGGCTGCTTGAACTTGAAATTGCGGCTCTCCAGCTCAAAATAACTGGGCAAGGGACTCCCGATACGGCCTCCATCGACGCAGAAATCGAAAAGCTTCAAAAGCTGATCGAGCTGCACAACGAGGCCGCAAGAAACCGCAAGAGTGCGAACGACAAGAAGACAAGAATAGCCGAGCTTGAAAAAGAGCGGAAGGTAACGGCAACTGATCTGGGAAATGTTGAGAGGTTGATTGCATTGTGCATCAAATTCCAGCAAGAAAAGATGGACTTGCTAACAGACCAGATCGAGGCCGTTTTCTCTCCTCTGAAATTCCGATTGCAGAAAGTTTCTCCGGCGGGCGCAGTTGATGAATGCTGTGATGTGATGATGTGCAATGAGTCTGGCGATATGGTTCCGTACAGAGACCTTTCTACGGGTGAGCGGCTTGTCGCTGGCATCGCCTTTATCAGGGCTCTCAGTGAGGTACAGGGTATTTCGTGCCCAATCTTCCTGGACAACTCTGAGTCTCTCACGATCCCGCTGCCAGACACTGACGCGCAGATTATCAAGCTGGTGGCGGATGCAGCATACTCAGAATTGACAGTGAAGGGGGTAGTATGACAGCGCTTGTAAAGTTTGGTATGAGCGAGTGCCAGATCGAGCAAGCATCAAGAAGGCTCGGCGCTGAATGGTATGCGGGTCGCATGAGAGAAAAAGCTTTAAATCACGCGTGGCGCGAATATCAGTTTCAAGTAGGGCTTGCGACCGAAATATTTAACGAATCGTGTGAAAAAGCGCACCAAGAATTTATCGAAAATCAAAAACCTTAAAGGAATCATCATGGCAGACAATAATGGAAACGGCGCGGAACTTGTCGCGCACAAACAAGAATCAATCGCAACGATCGGATTCGGTGACGCAAAATCATTTGAGCACACGATGCGAGTCGCAAAAATGCTTATGAGCACAGCGCTTGTACCGACGATATACCGTGCCTTTGATGACAAAAAAGGGGAAAACCCCAGCGCTCTGGCTAACTGCGTTGTCGCGCTGGATATGGCGCAACGCATGGGCGCAAACGCACTCATGGTCATGCAGAACCTCTTCATCATTGAAGGTCGCCCGTCATGGTCTTCGCAATGGATTATTGCCGCTATAAACGGGTGCGGCAGGTTCTCTCCATTGCGTTTTGAGCTGAAAGACCTTGGGGAAAAGGAGGTTGAGTATGAGGTGACAAAATGGGTTGACCGTCAACGTGTGACAACAAAACAAAAAGCAACGATACAGAATACCGAGTGCGTCGCATGGGCAATTGAAAAGGAAACTGGCGAGCGTATTGATGGACCAAAAGTATCCATTGAGATGGCCGTACAAGAAGGGTGGTACGGAAAGAACGGGGGCAAGTGGCAGACTATGCCGGAACTTATGCTGAGATATCGAGCAGCAAGCTTTTTCGGCAAACTCTACGCACCGGAGTTGCTGATGGGGATATCTTCATCGGAAGAAGCATTCGATATAGCTGAACGCAATGGCAGGGGCGACGCTCAGGCGCGGGCTGAAGCGGAGATTAAGAAGAACGCGAATCAAGGAGCTCCCATCGGATTTACCGAAGCGCAGGTGGTGACCGATGGCGTTGATAAGGAAGCCGGCGAGGCGAAGGAACTTGCGCCTGCCGAGGCAGAGAATTTGGATAACATTTACGGCTGATCGCTATGCAATGAGCGCTTTTTGATGGTCAGTAATTGTCGGCTCTCTTGTCAACAAAAACGCAGTTAAACTGGTGGAAAAATTATGGAAAATGTAAGATTTAGTAATGGGCCGTGGACGCAAGGTCGTCTATTAGATTCCAGGGACATGCAAAACTGGAACATCACACAAAAAGAACGAGCAGAGCGAGCGGAACAGCGAATGGTGTTTTCATCTTTTCATACTGAAGACCAAGGGCGATCAAGAATATTGGTAGCGTCATGTGACCGTGTTGATGATGCCCGGTTGATTGCGGCAGCTCCTGATTTGTATGAAGCAGCAAACAATCTTTTGTTTTTGTGTCGAGCGCATATCCCCGAACATCATTGGATTCCAACAGCAGAAGAAGCACTTAAAAAAGCAAGAGGTGAAGCATGACTGATTCCGAAAAAGTAGGCGAAATACTCAAAGAGCCGATGGTTCCAGCACCAAAGAGCTATCATGCAATAGTGATTAAAGAGGGGGATGATAGATGCTGAAATTCATACCCTATGCCTCCGGCAGTACCGGAAACCTGTACGAAGTCACCGACGGCAAAACCCGCATTCTTCTTGAGTGCGGGTTACCGGTAGCAGAGATTCAGCGGATGACGAATTACCGGTTGAGCGAGTTCAGCGCTTGCTTTGTCAGTCACAAGCACGATGACCACAACCATGCAGCTGTAGAGCTGGAGAAAAGGGGTGTTGATGTGCGTTATGGTGAGGGACTGATTTTCACAACGATAAATGATCTTGTTGTTGGTGCCTTTGAAGTCCCTCACTCGATACCATGTTACGGCTTCATTATCAAAGCCGGATCCGAGTCCATGATCTTCATGACCGACCTCTCATATTGCCCGGCACCGTTCTCATTCAGCCCGACAATAATAATGGCAGAGTGCAATTATGCTGATAACCTGATTCCCTCTGATTGCGCGAGAGAGGATAGTATTTTCGGGGCGCATATGTCACTTGATACCTGCATTAAGACGCTCAAGGCCAATGACCTGAGCAAGACTCGGGAAATATGGCTGTTGCACATCAGCCAGAGCCATGGTGACCCTGAGCGCTTTGTGAGAGAGGTTCAGGAAGCAACCGGTATCCCGACTTATGAGGCTCCGGCTTACAAGAAAAAGGGGGAGAGATGAAAGTTCTTGTCGCTTGTGAGTTTTCGGGAATTGTGCGCGATGCTTTTTTAGCGAGGGGGCATGATGCTTTTTCGTGTGATATAATCTTGACTGAAAGACCTTGCGGGTTGCGGCATCGGGTTACGGACGTTCGTAATTTGCTTGACGGCAGCATTAAGTGGGATTTGATGATCGCGCACCCGCCATGCACTGACTTGGCTGTTTCGGGGGCAAGGTATTTCAGAGAAAAGCAAGCGGACGGAAGACAAAAAAGAGCACTTGATTTTGTGCAAATGCTGATGGATGCTCCCATTGAAAAGATATGTATTGAGAATCCGGTAAGCATAATCAGTAGCAGAATCAGGAAGCCAGATCAAATAATTCAACCGTGGATGTTTGGACACTTTGAAAGTAAGCTGACTTGTTTGTGGTTAAAAAACTTACCGAAACTGCAAGCAACAAACATTCTTGAGGTTCCTGAAAATGGAAGATGGAATAACCAGACGAGCTCAGGACAGAACAAACTGTCTCCGTCAAAAGACCGGTGGAAGGAAAGATCAAGAACGTATCAAGGTATTGCAAACGCGATGGCTGAACAATGGGGATGTTTTAACCAATAAAACAGGAATCAAGAGAGCGAAATGAAAGAGTTTGAGGCAACCGGATTAATCGAATCTATCAGAAACATCTACATGGAGATATCTGACGACATCAATCGCGATGCGAAACAACCAAATGCCGCAGCAAGGAAAAGAATCCGGTTAAAATCAATGGATTTGGTGGGGGCGGCAAAATCGCTGAAATCAGTTTACGCTGAAGCGAAAGTATGAAAACACCGCGAGGCCATTGGCGGCACCAAGCCGCGATAATCTACGAGAGCGCCGGGACTGGACACACGGAAGATGATCGTTTGACCGGATGGGCCGGTGGTCATGGTGAGGCTGAAAAGATATGTGATGAACACAACAAAACATTAACAAAAAATGAGAAAACTGATAATAAACGTCCCGGACAATGAAAATATTCTTCCGAGAATGTCAGAGGATAGCGACCATTTCTCAACCGTGGAGATTTGCGGAATCCTTGAGATTATGCAGAAAGAATTAGGTTTCTGGATTGCTGACGCATTAATAAAATCAAGCGAAAAACTAAAAGAGGAGAATGAAAAATGATAAACCTCAGGCAATTGCAGTTTACAAAGGACAAGGGCATACTTGTTGCATTTACGCTACTCAATAAAGAGTTTGATATTGACGCTGATTTCCAGTTCTCAAGCTATGATTTACGCGGTTCTGACAGGTTTTACAAGAATCTGAGCAAGGCAAAGTATGGTATTGAGAAAATCGTCTTTGGATATAAACAGGCTGCAAGTCGGAAAAGATTTTTGACGGAGGAAGATTCTGAACAATCAGGTTCAGTAGAAATTGGTATTGATACGATAAAGTTTGGATGTGATGATGAGGGTGAGTTTGTTTTGTTCACAATGTCGGCAGGAATAAAGAACTTTGAGAACGTCGGTATGCTCAAACTCCCAAAAGCATACTACAAAAAGAAAGAGCAAAGCTACAATCTTTTCCCTGAGGAAGATCAAAACGAGTTGATGTTTGTCAAGGATGAAGCGGAAAATATGATTCATGAGTATCTGTTAAAAATTGGAAGAGCTTGTGATGATATGTTTCGAGGAGAGCTGATAAAATCAGCAAACGAACTGATTGAAAGGGAGGTATTAGTATACAAGTCACCAATACAGGCGGAGGCGTAAATGATATATGCCGGAATACTCCCTGCTCATCTGACTGAGCAGGGCTTTCAATATGAGAGCCGCAGAAGATGCTGGTATATCGCATACTATCGTCTGTATTTGATAATCGATAAACCGTACTTGAAATGACAGAAACGATACACCATAAAGCGTTGTCAATCCTTGGTGCTGAAGAGAGGTTATTGAAGCTTAGAGAAGAGATAAAAGAGCTTGGTGATTCCGTGGAAAACGTCATTAACGGGTTTTGTGATTACGAGAATCTTGTTCATGAAATCCTTGACGTACAATATGTATTGAGAAGTGTCAGATTGATACCGGAGCTGAAAGAAATTCTTGCTCATGGATATATTAAAACTCATGAGTTTGGTGATGGAGAAGGAATTGTCGGTGCACAGGAAAAGCTACAAAAAGCGATTGATGAAAAAGAAGGAGCAGTATGAGCAACAGCTTAAAGCATCAAATAATAAAATCAATTGCTGATTGTGAGCCTAAAAGCGCAATGATGTTGATGGAGGTTTTGTGGGATGCGGCAACAGAAAAAAGCTCCATATCGGCGATAGAAACCGCATATATCGCCATGGCAGAAGGGATGTACAAAAAAGATAATTACAGCGCAGGGATTATTGCAATCAAACTAATCAGGGGGTTATAAAATGGTTGACAAGAGGACACAGGGCAAGCGCAACCACCGAAACGGTGACAAGGCCCAAGATATCGGCGAGCGCGTTATGCGTGGCCTTGGGTTTAAATTTGTCGAGCGAATTGAGACAGGGTTCAAGGTTACTCGGTCAGGAACGCGGATAACTGGCGCTTTCCCTTGCTCGAAAGTGAGCGGAGATATCCGTGCGGTCGGTCATAAAGGTCAGGCTGTTTTGTGCGAGGTAAAGTACAGAGAGAGCAAACTAAAGTGGTCAGACTTTCAAGCACACCAACTGGAAGCTATGCAAGCCATCACAGATGCTGGTGGCGCGGCTTTTGTGGTATGGGTAGCGTCTTTCGTCCCTGAGCGGGCTTATTTGCTGCATTGGCCGTTTAATTGCCTTAAAAAAGGCAGGGCGATAAATGAGCAGGAATGTGCTG